ACGAGGTAGCATACGCTACCCAGCTGGGGTATGAGTCTGGCGACGGAGATGATGTCCAAACCGTTCGAAGTCGAACTGGTGTGACATCGACGCCTTTGTAGGCATCGACACCACAGGATTCCCTAAAGGATCCTTTGAAGCAACTCTTGGTGCGGTTTACTTTTAAACCAAACATCTCGAGATATTCGATCGCGCTCTCAGCATAAGCTGTTGGAACGATCACATCATCACCATACACGAGGATACTCTCTCGAGTATCCGCATCCGGTGCGCCCGCGTCTAGTATAGCCCAGATAGTCAACGCCATGATAGGGAAGCATAAACAACTTCCCATTGGCGCGAACTTCCAGAGCGGTAATACTAGGTCGTTAGGGAGCACAGTAGCAGAGCTTCTGCAACTTTCCAAGAACCGATACAGATCGGGAGGAAAAAGCAGATGAACAAGACTCAAGGAAACACGATCACTGGCATCTTTAAGATCCAGAGTCGCGTACCTGCCAGTCGAAGAGCCCAAGAGGGCACCACGCTGGTTGGGACCTTGGTCGGTGAAGTGTACTGCGTACTTAGTTAGTACGCTCGACTCCACCCAGTCAACAATAGCCTTCCCCAAACCTTGCTGAACCCATTGATAATCAACGGGCTCGCAAGAGATGAGGCGTGGGCCACGGGAATCTTTGGGCACGAGTACAACTCGTGCCGGAAGATCCTTATTACCTACTTGAGTAAACTCTTGTAGGCGATCACATACATGCCCCAATGATGCGTAAAAGTATGCATCTTGAGGGTACACACGTGTGATCTTCGCCGAGATATTCGACCAAGAGTACTTTTCCCACAGCTGCTGCTTGGTAGCAACAGCCCCGGGACCGTGCCTTGGAAGAATATTTTTCGGGTCAAAACCGTGAAAGAGACGCACAAGTGTGTCTCTAGCACGTCGCGCTACGTTCGCCTGAATATTCGTTTCACAACGAAGACCAGAAGACGTAGGATCGTCAAGAGCGTCTCGGAGTTCATCCAAGTACGCTGAGACGGATGAGAGGTCGTTTTCGGTTTCTTCAAACCTATCGACGACTTGTTGTTCGAGC